TAAAGCATATGTAGGGTGTAAGCAATATTTTATGGGTAAAAAGAAAATACCTACTAAATGGGAATCATATACAGGATCATCTAAATATTTAAATGCAGATATAGAAAAGATAGGTAAAGAAAAATTTAAGTTTGAAGTTATAGCAGAGTATAAAAACAAAAGAAGCCTACGTTATTATGAGGCATACTATCAAATTAAATGGGATGTTCTTACTGCTGTGATAGAAGGTACAGATGAACCTGCATTTTATAATTCATATGTAGGTGGTAAATTTTATAGACCTGTTGAGAGTTATCAAGATCCTGAGTATAGAAAAAAAATAAGTCAAAGTCATATAACAAGTGAAGTAAAACCAAGAGGAGAAAAGCATCACGACTATCAAGGCAAAGCAGAATTTTATCTTAATGGTAAACGACTGGTTGTTGATTGTTTAGGTATGTGGTGTGTTGAAAATGGTTATTCGAGAGGAAATGTAAATCAAATAGCACGAACAAATAGAGATGGATTTTATAAAAATAAAAGAGATATAAAGAATAAGTCGAAAGCATTCTCTTGCAAAGGACCTTTAGGAACTATAACAAAAGTAAAATGGTTAGTTGACAATGACTGATGAACTTGATATAATAGAGATTGAACAATTATTTTTATCAGAACCAGAGAGTTCAGAACGTCAGTTGTTTCTTTCTGTTATACTTCAGGCTCTGTTAGATGCAACAAAAGAAAAGATATTGAATGAAAAGATACGAACTACATACGATAGAGATAGAGCTAAAGCATGGTTGTTATCAGAGGTAGGTGTAACCTGTCAAAACTTTGAAGATGTTTGTGGTATGGCAGGAGTAAGTCCTCAAGTTACAAGAAGTTTTGCATACAAGGTTGTTAAATCTAATAACAAAGATTTTATACGAAGAAGAATAAAAAATATTTTAGGAGATAAAGATGAGTAAAGAAGATAGAGGGTGGTCAACAGAAAGCCATGAACAATACATGGCTCGTAGAAGAGCAGAAGAAGAAATTATTTCAAAACAAAAATCACCTAAAGCAACTGACAAACAAGTAGGTGGTGATCATTATAAAGATTGTGTTATACAACCTGTAGATTATATTCTTAAAAATAATCTTGACTTTTTAGAAGGAAATGTGGTAAAATATATTACTCGTCACAAAACAAAAAATGGTATAGAAGATATTAGAAAAGTAATACATTACGCAGAATTAATATTAGAATTAAAATATGGAGAGAGAAAATAAATGGCATCATTATTAGGAAGTAATTATTTACCTACTGAATACCAATCATTTATACATATGTCTAGGTACTCACGTTGGTTAGAAGAGGAAGGTAGAAGAGAGAGTTGGAGTGAAACTGTAGGCAGACTTATATCTTTCTTCAAAGAACATATAGATAATAATTATGATGGTGTAATAAAAAAGAAAGAGTGGGAAGATTTAGAAGAAGCTATTCTTTCATTACAAGTTATGCCCTCTATGAGAGCATTGATGACATCAGGTAAAGCATTAGAACGTGAGAATGTTGCAGGTTATAACTGTTCTTATATTCCTATTGATAGTCCAAGAGCATTTGATGAAGTGTTATATATACTTATGAATGGTACAGGTGTAGGCTTCTCTGTTGAAAGACAGTATGCTGATAAGTTACCTACTGTTCCTGATGTAGAGTTTGAACATACAGAAGATGTTATATCTGTTGTTGATTCTAAAGAAGGATGGGCAAAAGGATTTAGAGATTTAATATCTTATCTTTATACAGGCAGAGTTCCTAAGATAGATGTTAATAAAGTTAGACCTGCAGGTACAAGACTTAAAACCTTTGGTGGTAGAGCTAGTGGACCTCAACCTCTTGTAGATTTATTTGACTTTACTATTCTTAAATTTAAAGGTGCAAAAGGTAGAAAGCTTTCCTCTATGGAATGCCATGACATTGTATGTAAGACAGGTGAGGTAGTAGTTGTAGGTGGTGTACGTAGATCAGCACTTATATCTTTATCTAACTTATCTGATCAAAGAATACGTGGTGCTAAGATGGGTGAGTGGTGGAATGAAAATCCACAAAGAGCACTAGCTAATAACTCTGTTGCTTACACAGAGAAACCAGATCCAGGCATCTTTATGAAAGAATGGCTATCATTATATGAAAGTAAATCAGGTGAGAGAGGGATGTTTAATAGAGCATCTGCTCAAGCAAAAGCTGCAGAGAATGGTAGACGTAATCCTGATTGGGACTTTGGTACTAATCCTTGTAGTGAAATTATTCTTAGACCTAATCAATTCTGTAACTTAACTGAAGTTGTGTGTCGTTCTACTGATACTATGACTACATTATCAAAGAAAGTTAAAATTGCTACCATATTAGGTACAATACAATCTACCTTTACAAACTTTGGTTATCTTAGAAAGAGGTGGCAGAATAATACAGAAGAAGAAAGATTACTTGGTGTATCTCTTACAGGTATCATGGATTGTATTGAGTTAAATACTATTGATGGACTAGCACCTAGATTAGAAGTGTTAAAGAAACATGCAGTAGATACTAACAAAACTTTAGCTGACAAGTTAGGCATACCACAATCAACAGCTATCACTTGTGTTAAACCTTCAGGTACTGTGAGCCAGTTAGTTGATAGTGCTAGTGGTATACATGCAAGACATAATCCTTATTACATTAGAACAGTAAGAGGTGATAACAAAGATCCGTTGACAGAGTTTATGATATCATCTGGTATACCAAGTGAACCTGATGTAATGAAACCAGAACATACTACTGTATTTTCTTTTCCTATGATGTCACCTAAAGGTTCAGTATGCAGAACAGACATGACAGCTATTCAACAATTAGAGATCTGGAAATGTTATGCTGAACATTGGTGTGAACATAAACCTTCTGTAACTATAAGTGTTAAGGAAGATGAATGGGTTCCTGTTGGTGCATGGTGTTGGGAAAACTTTGAGTATCTAAGTGGTGTATCTTTCTTACCTTTCTCTGATCATACGTATCAACAAGCACCTTATCAAGATATAGACGAGAAGATGTATAAGAAATTAGTAAAAGCTATGCCAACAAATATTGATTGGAATAAACTACAAGATTTTGAAAAAGAAGATAACACGAAAGGATCACAAGAACTTGCATGTACTGCAGGTGTATGTGAATTGGTGGACATATAATTAGTTCCCCTTGTGTTGGTATATGTACACTAGAGAATGATGTTTGTATTGGTTGTTTTAGAACAAGTAAACAAATATCTGAATGGGCATTTTATAATGATGAAGAAAGAGAAAATATAATGAAAGAAAGTAAACCTGCAATAGCTACAGAAGATATTGCATTAATTAGAAAAGCTATAACATATTATCTTAATACTATGTTTCCAGTTGAGAAAGAAGAACAAGAAAAGTTAATGAATATCTTTCATAGACTTGGAAGATTATAAAAAGTTCTTGACATTTAAGATAAAATAGTTTATAATATAGTTATGAGAAAAAATAGTTTTGAATTTAAAAAGTTAAATTTTTTTAAAAAGGTTACTTCGATTGGTGATTCAATTCGAAGCAGACCGAAGAATAAAAATAAAAAAAGAATGTTTAAAAAATATAAAGGTCAGGGTAAATGAAGAAACAACAACAAATTAATACAGTTTATATTGGATATGACGAAAGAGAAGATACAGCTTATGAAGTTTTAAAATTTTCTATTGAACGTACAGCTTCGAAACCAATTCAAGTTCGTCCATTAAAAAAAGATATTTTAAAACGAATGAATATGTATACAAGAGAATCAGAAATAATAAAAGGACAACCTTATGATACTATAGATGGCAGACCTTTCTCTACTGATTTTAGTTTTAGTAGATTTTTAGTACCTGCATTAAATATGTATCAAGGAAAAGCTTTATATATGGATTGTGATATGTATGTACGTTCAGACATTTCAGAATTATTTGAGATATGTGATATGGATTATTATCCACTATGGTGCGTACATCATAAGTACGAACCAAAAAATAAAATAAAGATGGATGGTAAAGAACAACATGCGTATCCAAGAAAGAACTGGTCAAGTCTTATGATGTTTAATTGTGAACATGATTTAAATAAACATCTTACACCTGATGTAGTTAATACACAAACAGGTAGATACTTACACAATTTTAGTTGGTTACCTGATAAAGAAGCAGACATAGGTAGAATACCTGAAGAATGGAACTGGTTGGATGGTCATTCAGATCCAGAATTAAAAGCAAAGAATGTACACTTTACTACTGGTGGTCCTTGGTTTGATAAATGGACACCAAGAATATCACATAGAGCAGATGGCGATTATGCTGTTGAATGGTGCAACGAAGCTAAGTGGTTACAAATTCATGGATACTTAGATAAAGATAAGGATTATATGATAAGATGAGTATATTAAAACAAAATTTATACAAAGCATTATATAATCATTACCAAGCTAAAAAAGATAAAGCTATGTTTCAATTAAATTTATCTTTTGAAAACCCTGTAGCAATAGGAGAACATCCACAGCTTGTTGATGATTGTATTAAATTAGTAGATGAGGTTGCATGTGCAGATGAATCTATTCAAACATTAGAAAGTTACTTTGGAGATATGAATGAGTGAGATAAGATTTGTTACGTCCTTTAATGAGGACATGTTAAAGACCACATCTTCACATTTTTTACAGTCACTTAAAGATAATGTAGAACCAAGTATTAAACTATCTGCATATCACCATGATTGTAAATTAGATGCGTATTCATTAGCTGAATCTAATTCTTTTACATTTAAAAATTTACATGATGTTAAAGACCATGAAAATTTTATAAAAAATAATCAAGAACATAATGGTACAGAAAATAATTCTATTCCATATAATATAAAGTTAGATGGTTTACGTTGGTCACATAAAGTATTTGCATTAACAGAAGAAGCTTTTACATTAGCTAAACAAAATGTAGAAGCAGGTTGGTTAATATGGATTGATGCTGATACATATTTTAAAAAGAGATTAACAAAAGAAGATGTATTATTTATGTTACCTGAAGGAGCTGACATGGTTTATAACTCTTCAGATCCTTACTTTGTTGCCTTTAATTTAAATAAACAACCACCTTTAGATTTACTTGGAGATCTTCGAGAGGCTTATACTTCTGGTGAATACATTCAATATAGGGAATGGCATGATAGTTTTATCATGGAAAGATTAATAAATATTTATTCTAAACATGGTATGAAAATACATCAAACAACTTTAATGAATAATTATTTATATCATTTCCAAGGACTATATGATCCAACTAAGAATGCAGTAAGAGATAGTAAAGGCAATAGATTATTTCCATTGTCTGATGATACAACACCTGATATAAAACCAAATAGATATTCTCAGATTGTAGATTTAATTAGACATTACAAACCTAAATCAATTATTGAAACTGGTGCATGGAATGGTGGTCGTGCTATTGAAATGGCTTTAACAGTCTTTGAATACTCTGATACAATAGATTATGTTGGTTATGATTTATTTGAAGATGCTACTGTTGAAACAGATCACGAAGAGTTTAATGGTAAAGCTCATAATAAAATGTCTGCTGTTCAAAAAAGGTTAGAAGAATTTGCTGAACATGTTAAAGAAAATAAAAATAAAACTTTTACATTTAAATTAATTAAAGGTAATACAAGAGAAACTTTAACAGATCAAAAAGATAAATTTGATATGGCATTAATAGGTGGTGGTAATAGTATAGCTACTGCTAAACATGATTTTGATTGTGTTAAAAAATGTGATGTTGTTATATTAGATCATTACTTTAGAGCTGATGATGATAAC